GCTCTGAATTGAAATCCTCTTCCTCTATACGTTCCATTCGCAAATTTTTGGAAATCTGTATAAGTAGGTGAGCCAGAAGTGGGATCATCTGTTGTTACTCTGACAAGCATATCTGCGTTCACATCTACAGAAGCAGTACCATCAAAATCCTGTAAATCATCTATTAATCCTCTACTGTCAATTAAATCATTAGGATATATTGCCTGTGATTTAACGTGTTTTTTAAGATCAAGAGCAAAAACTCCTCCCAAATCTAAAGTAGTACCACCAGCAGTTCCACCAAAATCGTAAGTACCAGAAGAACTGACACCTCCTAAATCATCAAGACTTGCTTCTGCATCAAGATCAGTAATATCATCAAAAACACCTGTACCACTTAAGTTTATAGAATTACTGGCAGGATCAAAATTTATACTTGACTTCGTTCCTTGAAATTTAGGACTATCCTGATCTTCTCTTCTTGTCTGAGTAATCAATGAAGGTTGTGCTTCTGGGAGATCAATAATTACACTTGTCTCTCCAACACTGAAACGTCCTCCATCATCCTGTGCTTTCAGTATTACCTCACCTTCTAAAATAGGAATTTCCGCAGAAGTTGTATTTCCAGCCAAAGCTTGAATCAAGTCTGTAGCATTTGAGAATGTTCCAGTTCCATCTGATACAGGTGTATGTCTTACATAAATACGACCACCGTGAATAACATCAACGTCACTGGGAAGATTCCATCTTAATCTCATCAACTTATCTGTAATAGGTTCAAAAGTCAGTCCTGTAATATCAGCAGGAGGATCAGTTTTACCAACAGCCTCAAATGTTGTATTAGTGGAAGTGGCACTTAATTCTAATAAAGCGTTATAACTGAATACCTGTATCTCATACGTTCCAACGGATGTATTGAAAATTTCAAAGTCAGGAGATGAAACTGTTGTTGACACATAGTTACCATTGTTGAATCTATAGTTCACTTGATACTGAGTAACACCTGTGACTGGTTGCCAACTTACAATTAATTTAGAAACTGCATTGTTATTGATAGCAACAATTTTTTCCTCTACCTGTAAACCAGAAGGAGGATTCTTAAGTTCTGTTAATAGTGAGACAGTTCTAGTAGCAAGAGAAGAACCATCCTCAATGAAACTATATTTACCAGCCTTATAAGACAAAGCAGTAATTATATAATTAATACCATCCTGTTCTTCTACATTTATCACTCTGAATAGTTGTGATGAGACAGTGGTGTTAGAGATCATCCAGACAGTATTTACATTCGGTGTTTGAGAGAAAGCACTTGATACTGTTACAACACCATTTGAAATACCACTTATATCTTTAGTTTCAATCGTTCCATCAGGAAGGATGACAGAAAGTTTTGGGCTGTTTGTTGTCGGCAAGTCAGTTGCAGAGGTATCATCAACCGTCATTACAGTTGTAGATGCAACAGCTTTTAATCTTCCTGATCTTCTTACCCCTGCTCTAACTGGATCGTTTATTTCAATAACACTTCCTGGCCTGCATACAGCACCACTATCAATTGAAGTTGTAAATGTGACTGTCTCAGACTCATTGTTCTCGCTGAAAAGTATTGCACGACCCAATCTGGCAGCCTGTCCTCTTGAGGTACACGCAAATGCTTTCACCTGTTTAACAACTGTGCCTATCTTTGTTATTAGTGAACTATCTTCTACAACTTCAAAATCCACCTCCTGTGAATCCATATTGAAGTAGGACACAGAAACGACACTATGTCTCGCTTTGAGACTACTACCAGAATAATTAAATCCAGCTTCAGTAATATTGGCAAGACTGAATAGATATGAACTATCTTTTGGACTATCCTGTGCAAGTTCTATTGATCCAGCAGACCATATAGGGACACAACGCATAACTCCTGCAAGTTCATTTATGAGATCAAATGCTTCATTGCTGTTCTGAATATTTACATTACAACTGAATCTGGCTTCCTGTCCTCCAAACCCATCATCAACCAAAGTATTGGCAAACTTACTTGCAGTAACAAAAGAGAATAGATCAAGAGAACTATCTGTAATATGATCTCCGAATCCATAGCGAGTATCTGTCAGAAGATCAAGAAGTATCATTGCAGGACATGAACACCATGTAGCTGCACCCATAACTCCATTAAAAATATAACCATCGGGATAGACAATACGACCAGTTGTGCTATCGACTGTTGGAGTACCAGAACTACTAGCACCCGCACCTGGAATCCTTACTTTTATTCCTCTGATACGATATTTTCTTGAAGGAATTGAACTGAATTGCTGAGAATCAAGCCTTAATGACGTATATGCACTGTTTAGATAAGTCTGTTTATCATCAATAATTTCAGTAAAACTTGTAAATTGAAAAGTATTTACAGTGCTGGCAGAAGTAGCATCAGCAGTGACTCTTACAACTTTTACATCAACAGGAAAAGAACCAGTAAGATTTACACGATATTCTTTCTGGTAAGCATCAGCAGTACGACCTGTAACGGTATCATCTATTAAAGTTGTAAAACCACCACCGTTATATTGAATTTGAATCTGAAGATTAACAGAACTACCAAGTAAATCTCCTCCATCAGTAGCAACCTGTATCTGAGGGAAAGTTACTGTCACCTTTACAGCATCAATATCAGAGTTTGATATTGTTCTAGTTACAGGAGCAGAATTTGTTACCGTTACACCTACAGGATTTATTGACTGACTACTTTCTATACCACTGATATGTTCTTGATTTGACGTTCCAAATCTAGGAGTGAAACTTACATCCTGAAAATTAAAATCAGTACTGACAGGACTTGTATTACTGGCACTGGATTGCAATATGGCTGTATCGTTTAAAAATATGTCTTTTAGGGCAGCGTTGTTATATGCAGTTGTACCTTTTGTTAATCCAGCTTTAGAAGCAGTGGCAAAACCTTCTATCTCTCCTTCTGATATCAGGTCAAGTAAAGTGGCAAACTGGCGACTATGTAAAGTATCAGGAGTTCTGGTAGGTTGCGGTGGAGCGGATGGTGGAGGAGGACCACCAGCACCTCTAATGATTTTGGGATTGTTTGTCATGCTCTTACCTGTTCAGTATCAACACCTGCACTTATTACAACACTTCCTGTGAAAATTTCACCATAAACTATAGGGACTGGTGTACCTGCTCTTGATGTATTCTGTATGCCACTGAATTGAAACGATAATCTGGGATCTTGCTCTGAGGAAAAATCAGGTGTCTTTGGTGTGGGAAGTAAAAAATCACTGACTCCCGATAAAGCCAAACTAGCTCCAACATAAGCTGCTGATTTTGCTAAAACTACACCTGTTGTCACGCTACTTCCTGTAGCAGTCATAAAACCAGCAGGGCCTAACAAAAAAGCACCTCCAATTAAGGCAGCACCTAACAGTATTTTTCTAGTTCCTCCACCTGCACCAGCGATCACAGGAACAAAATGTAGATCAGACTGTCCTATAGGATGTCCAAGTTCATCTTCTCCCACTTCATAATCACCAACCAAAACCTTATAAGACCTTTCTGCTATATACGCTTCTGACTTTGGAAAGTTACAGACAAGAAAACTAACTGCCTGTGATATTGAATTTACCTTAACTTCAAATTCTTTATGTCCAATAAATTCTGCTAACTCTCCATAAAGTTTTAATTTACGAAGCATAACGATACCTCCCTCCAGTACATTTTAATAACCATTGAGAATAAGGTTCTCTACAAGATAGTCTATCTGTTAAATGATGTAAAATTTCATCTCCTAAAAATAAAGCCACATGATTTAAACCATCTGCCATGATTGACATGAATAATAAATCTCCTTTCTCTAATTTTTCTTCCTGTCTCAACTGTCTAAAACCAGTTCTCCATGCACATCTTTCAAACATAGGATCTTTTAAAAAATCTTCTGGTGTCAATGGCCTTTCCCAATCTCTAAGTTCAATACCTCTTTCTTCTCTATACCAATCCCTAACTAAAGACCAACAATCGGTGACACCCCAGACCCACGGACGACCCAATAATGGTGCTTTATATCCTGTAGGTGCATAATATCCCCATTGTTCTGTCTTGGGATTGACGATATACCACGGAAGATTACTGTGCTCGCAACTGATCTTATCTGCTTCACTGGCAACAGCAGGGGTGACAGGATGAGAATGAACAATGGCAACAATATCACCAATATTACTAGCCTTCACATAATCTTCTGGATCAAGAATGAAACATTGATGAGCAGTCATAGATAAATTATTACAGGAATAATATCTTTGTTTCCCTTTGATATTTAATAATAAACCTACAGCTTCTTTAGGATCTTGGTCTTTCGCATGAGCGAGAGCATCATCTTTCCAATTCATGCGTTAAATGTACCAATAGAAGGAAATATGGAACGAGTTGCCTGTCTTTTAGGTGCTCTGACTCCTGCAAGATCAAAAACAGCAGCTAATTCAAAAGTAACGATTTCTCTATTCTCTGCTGATTTTCTATCTATTTTGTAAATCTCCTGCGAAAACTCTGCTGTAGGATCTGGTGTTCCTAATGGATTGCTACCCCCTGAGAAGTTAGCAGCATCAAGATAACGTGCCAAAGTTCTGATTCTTGTAACAGTAGCACCTGTCAGGTCATTACCTGTAGTGGTATTATTCACGGATATTAATATTGCAGATATTGTTCCTATCGCATTACTGACAGTAAGAGTTGGACGAGGTAGTTGTCCATTCTGATAGGCAAAACCTTCAGCCTGTATTGGCATTTTTGTATATGTATTACCAGCCCAGATTATATCTGCATTTGAATTTAAATTCGTACCAGCATGAAATCTATAAGTTGTGTTCGATCCATGTAAAGCTGTTGTGGTGACAAGTGTAAATAGTTCAATAACTGCTGATGGATTGATCTTTTGTAGATCAGTAATTATGGGAGCAGTACTCATGGCTCAAATACTTCTCTGAATGTGGCCTGTATTGTAGCCCTGTTTAAATATGGAATGGATTTAGACCAAGCATCACATACAAACTCTGATGAAGAGCTTTCACCTGGAGGAGTAAAAGTAAAGCTATCACTATCATTTGCACGAGCATCGAGAAAAGTTTCAATGGTATCTGCATCTGTTTCACTGACTTCAAAAGTAAGGTTAAAAACTTTTGGATTTTGATGTTGTGCAAGTCCAAATAATATTCTATGTTCAAAACCATCAGCAAATCTTACAACTCTGGTGTTTGGTGCGGATCTTTTTTGTTGTCCATATCTGGGAGTAATAGAAGGAAAGGTAGCCATTATGAAAGTAAACCTCCAGGTCTTTTTTGTTGTATTAATTCAGATTGTATCGCTACAGATATAAGACGACCAAGTTCTCTACCACCTTGCTCATCACCTTCAACAGAAGAACCAGAGGCATCTACGTTTACGATTACATTCATAGCACCACCCATTCCACCTAATTTATTGTTTGGGATAATAGTTCCTGATCTGTCTGGTACAAATAATTCTGGACCACGTTCTCCTACTAATGAAGCTCTGCCTATTGGTGGCCTTCCACCCTTTGCGAACTTATCTTTAGGTAAATCAAATGAATTTTGTAAAACATCACCTACACTGTTAGAACCAATACTAGGTATTGAATTACTACTTATTTTAAACATACTACTAAATAAACCTAAAAATCCTTTTTGAATTTGTAAAGCAGCCATTCTTGCAGCAGTATCAAGAAAATGATCTGCAATACGATTTAACATATTTCTAAACGCATCACCTACAGACATAGTTCCTTTAATAATTCCACTAAATGATTCTTCAAAGCCATTTTTTATAGCAACACTTAAATCTAAAACTTGACGCATAGGATTTAACATTTTATTTAATTCTTCTGTAGGAGCTTGAAATTCTGCTAAAAATTGCAATTTCTCTACATTTTCACTTAAAGCATCAACTAACTGCTTAGCAGAAACAGTGCTTAAATCAAATTTCTCTGGGAGTTTATCTAAAGCCTCTTGTAGTAATAAAGTATCTGCAAAAATTTCTTTTAAACGTGCATCAATTTTATTTTTAGCATCAACACTTATTAAACCTTCTTTTGTGTTTTGTGGATTATTCATTATTGATCTAATTTGCTCATCACTTTTCATTATTTCCTTAACAATTTCTTGAAAATCTTGATTTAAAAATGTTTGAATTTGTAAATCATTTAACTTACCAAATACTCCTCTTATTGAACTAACACCTACATCCTCAAATTTTTTCATGTCTTTTTCAAATCTTCCCGCAAATTTTTTAGATTGTTCAGATGCTAATAAAGAATTAATAATAAATTCATTTGCAGCTTCAGAACCTTTTGTGCTTAAAATTTCAAAAGCTTTAAATTCTTTTTCTAAAGTTAATTTTTCACTTAAAGTTTGTATTCTGTTTAAAGTATTAGAAAAATCGTTTAATCCAACAGTTGCATCAAACGTAGCTCTATCTCCAAAAATTCTTAATAAATTTAAACCTCCAACATCTTGAAACTTACCAAATTCTTTTGTTAATTTAATAGCCTCTTCTTTAGATATTTTCAAATCTTTTGCTAATTGTTTAATTTGTTTTCTAGTAATTTGAGTTGTAATACCTTGATTTTTTAGTTCTACATTTAAATCTTTAACGGCTTTTCTAAAGTCTAATACTTTTTGAATTTCTTGAGCAGCAGCAGTAGCAACAATAGAACCTGCAAAACCAAAACCAGGAGATAATGCACCACCAGCTAAACCACCAAGACCACCTGCAATAGCACCAGCACCGCCTTGTCCAAATAAAAGTGGAAAACCACCACCAATTAAACCACTTTGAAAAGCACTTCTACCTCTAGCGGTAGCTCCACCAGCCGAAGCAAACATACCTCTTGGATTTGCTCTCTTACCAATACCTAACCTTTCTGCAAAATTTAATCTTCTTTGTGGTTGAGGAATACTTGGTGTTTGACCTGCAAAGTTTTGAAAAGATATTTGTTGTTGTTGTAATTGAGCACTTTTAGCAGTGCTTTTACTAATTTTTTTTGCATGCCTATCTATTGATTTAGTGACTGCATCTAATTTCTTGGTAGGGAAAAAACCTCCGCCTCTTATTGCCTCACTAAATCCCCCAAAGCCAGTGCCACTTCTACCAAGTTGACTAGCAGCAATATTTCTTAAAATTCTTGGATTATTATTTACAGTCATCATTGGATTTGGACCTTGCATTGGACCAAACATTGGACCTTGCATTGGTGATGGACCAATAAACTGTTGAGGGCCAAAAGGTATAGGTGTTCTTCCTCGTTTTCTGTTTTGTCTATCAATAGACTTTTGTTGTGCAGTAGTTAAAACATTTGGAGATGTTATTTGACTTGCAGATTGACTAAAAGTTTTAAAAGCACTTCCACCACCTTGAAATCTAAATTTTCTTAATAAAGCAGCCCTTTCTTTTAATTCTTTATTTACCATTCTTTCTGCACTAGCTAAGTCTCTTGCTGCCAAAACACTAGCTTTAGTACCTAAAACAGTATCATTAAATTCTTTTTTTGCTTTATTTAACGCTGTAGATAAATTATTTAAACTCGCTAAATTAATTTTTGAAGTTTGACCTATCTCTTTTAAACCTTGTGTTGCCTGAGCAGATAACTTTGCTGTTTTATCTAATTGCTTATTAAATGCAGTTAATTTAGCTGTATTTTTTACTGCAATACTAATATCAACATTATAATTAGCCACTTGCTATAAAAACTAAAACATTTCTTCTATCTTACCTTCTTTTACCTCTTAAAGCATTACTTCGTTGTGCTTGTTCTCGTTGTTTTTCATATTCTTCATTCTCCAACTCAGCAAAAGCAGCCCAACTTATCATTTCCTCAATAGTCAAAGTATCACATAATTCAG